GTATAGCCGGTATCAATAAACAGCGCAACCGTTTCCAAATGCGGGTGAGCCGCCACATACTTTTCAAGAAGCGCAGTTTGGTTTTCAATGGAATCGGAATCTTTTCCATTATCTTCTACTGATAGTCTGACATAAAGAGCAGTCTTCCAGATGCGTACAGCGGTATCAATATGAGTGTTGTCTGTTTGCTTTTTTCTTGATACTCGTGCCATTTACACTGCCTCCTTTGTCAGGACTGTCAATCTCTCAGCATCCTCCTTTGCTTGCTGATCGTTCAGAAACTCAATAATAGCCGCAAATCGGTCTTGGTGCTTCAACTGTACATCAATGTCTTTGTTGTCCCGAATGTAAATTCTCTCTATCAGGTTGACTATAACATTGCGGGTGATTTCCTGAATATTTTCGTATTTTTTGAACTGGGCAAGCCAGCCCTGCTGATCCGCCAAACCTCCCTTAATACTGTTTCGATCGCTGACAAGACAGGAGATTGCCGTCTGTGCCTCTGTGATATTACCATTGAATTGACTTCTGAAAGTCTCGTACTCTTCACGAGTGATAAATTGAGAACGAAAATCCTCATACGCTCCGGTTGAGAGCCTTCTGTTTTTTTCAATGATTTCTTGCTGAAATGCAATCTTACCCTCAATTTTTTTGAGTTCACGGGCTTCCCAATCAGCTCCCTCAATACATTGCAGAGCATCATCCATAACAAGTGCAGTGTTGATATGTGCTTGAATAACAGCAAGTACAGTATCATATACTGTCTTTTCCGTAATTCTATGGGAAGAACAGAAATGTTTATCGCTCTTATTACCGCCACAGATAAAGTAAGCGTATTCCTTTCCGCCGCTTCGGCTAAGTTTACGCACCATCGGCTTCTCACAATCGGCACAAAAAATTTTGCCGGAAAACGGATGCACGCCGGTTACTCCAACAGGGCTTCTGGTATCATCCAGCATGATCTCCTGCACAATGTCAAACTGCGCTGCAGAAATAATCGGCTCATGGGCATTCTCTGTTCGAGACCATTCGCTTTCATCCTTCAGCATAGTTTTTTTTACCTTATGATTTGGAGTAGTTGTCTTGCCTTGTAGAAGCGTACCTGTATAAATCTCGTTTTTGAGGATGCGATAGATTGCAACAGCACTCCAAAGAGCTTGCGGCTTGGTTTGAAAGGCTGTTCTTTGCTTTGATCCTTTTGCTTTCTTGTATTCAATAGGAGAAAGAATGCCGTTATCGTTCAATCTGTCTGCAATCTGGGCGGGAGACAACCCCTCCAGCTTCCACTTAAAAATATCCTGCACCACCAGGGCTGCATCACAGTCAACGACCAAGCTGTTCTTATCATCAGGATTGCGCATATAGCCGTAAACCACACGGCTCCCAACGAACTGCCCGCTACGTCTCTTAGCATCAAGGTTCGTTCTAATTTTGATGGAAATGTCCCTGCAATAGGAATCATTCATCAGATTTTTGAACGGCAGCACCAAGTCATTTTCTGCTGCGCCCGGTTTCGCATTGTCATAGTTGTCATTGATAGCAATAAACCGAACACCGAGCATCGGAAAGATTTTTTGCAGGTAATTACCCGAGTCAATGTACTCACGACCAAAACGCGAAAGGTCTTTAACCACAATACAGTCAATCTCTCCGGCTCTTACAGAATCCATCATTGCCTGAAACTGTGGACGCTCAAAGTTCGCACCGGTGTACCCGTCATCACAGTATTCTTTTATTACAGTTATTTCCGGACATTTCTTGAGGTACTCCATAATAAGAAGTCTCTGATTGGAGATACTGTCGCTCTCAAGCTTTTCGCCGGAAAATGAAGAATCGCCATCTTCCTTCGATAATCTCAGGTAGATGGCGGCTTTATAATCTCTGTCTAAAGTTATTTTCAGCATAAAACGCCACTCCCTTTATTGTTTCCGTCAGAAAGATCGGAAAAAGGGGCGGTATTCCACTGATTTTGTCCATAGACATTATATCAGAACTGTGTGAAAAAATCCAGCCCTTTTGTTTATATTCTAAAAAGAAATATTTTCCGATCGTCTGACATCTAATTACATGCTTGCTATGAGATTTACGAAGTTGTCATTGATAGTCTGCTGTGTATTGGCGTATGAACCTCTCACGACAGTATTGCCGACCTTGAACATATAAGGATTCTTAATCTGTTCTACATAGGATTTCATGCGTTCTTCCACGGGCTTAGACCGATCGATTTTTACATCTCGAATATCTACAAGAGAGTCTAATAATTCTTTTCTGCTCTGTTCGTTAGCCATATAATCACCGCCTTTTCATTTTATATTTTTGACCAAAAATTTCCTTTTTATTCTTTGGACATAAGCCAACTTTATCAGCATATTTGCAGCTCGCACCCCTGCTGAATAGGGAATGCTACGGACTACCAACGGTTAATCGGTATCATGGGACTCTCACCCCTCCGAGGTTCGCTCCGAGCCGCACCGATAATCGGAACGGAAGTATCATTATACCCAACTTTTTCATCATGGCAAGCAACCGCACCACGCAGTCGTTCTGTCTCTCTGTTGATCGCTCGCTTTGCAGCATTAAAACTGCAAGAGGTCTTGGCGGCAGAAGACAAGTCGCTTCGAGAAAAGAGGAAAGATCCGCAGCACTGAACTATTCAATTTTCAAGGAACATGAGCGGACAATTCATATAGCTTGTTCGTTCATAAATAAATACGGACGCTTTGCTTACTTTTCTGCAAGCTGACGCAAAACACAATATATAGATTTATCAGCTTGACAAATCCGATATATTGTGCTATACTTGTTTCATGATTGATTTTTGTGTATTGCCCTTATGGGTAAAGCAGAGTTTTCTGCATTGCACATGCTGTTAAGTTTGTATGATGTCAGTAGTGTAACTGTGCCATAAAGCCGGTTATGTACTGGCATTTTATATTTTCAGGATAGCGATATCCTCTGCGAGAATGACACTGGTTCGCAATTTTTTTTGCGAACACCAGCCTTTTTAGGTACGGTTGTTGTTCTCGCTTTTTTTGTTGCCAAAATTGCCGTATGGCATTTGGATAAATATTTTTCAGAAAGGTGGAAACACGAATGAAAAGACGAAATTACCAGTATTCGCACAGGCGGACGCCAAAACCGGCTGCCTTCAAGCAGCAGATGTTGAGAAAGGAGGCGCGAAAGCGTGCAAAGTATCCATTGAGAGTCGTTCATGTATATTCTGTGAGGCTGAGACAAGCCCGGAATCGAGGTGCATGATATGGCTGCAGCAAAGAATTATCAGCCGTTGGTTTTGGTTGATACCGCAGAACTGCCGGAGGATGAGTGGCTGGAGTGGCGCCGCCGTGGAATCGGCGGGAGCGATGCAGCCGCAATTCTGGGAGTATCGCCCTTTGCAACAGCCCGCGATCTCTATTATGACAAGCTGAAAATTGTGTCATATGAGGATCCGGAGAGCAACTGGGTACAGAAGAAAATGGGACATCTGCTGGAGGATTTGGTAGCTGAGATATTCCACAGGAAAACCGGCTACCGCATCTATCAGATGAAAAAGATGTTCTATCACCCAGAACACCCCTACATGCTGGCGGACATTGATTATTTTATCGAGCTGCCAAACGGGAAAACGGCTATTCTTGAAATCAAAACCACAAACTACAATGCCAAAGACCATTGGTGGCGTGCCGGCGAGGAAATCGTTCCAATCAATTATGAAATTCAGGGCCGCCATTATATGTGCGTGATGAATGTGGACGAGGTTTATTATTGCTGTCTTTACGGCAATAACGAAAACGAAGTCATCATCCGGCACATAGAACGCGACATGGATTATGAAGCGGAAATGATCTCGCTGGAGGGCGAATTCTGGCACAGCAATGTGGAATCAAGAACACCGCCTCCCTATACGGAAGACGGCGACCTGATTTTGGAGAGTGTGAAAAACCATTACGGTCCTGCCGATGTCAACGCACCGCAGATTGAACTCAGTCTGCCTGCTTCCAGCGGACTTGTACGGTACTTGGAGCTGCGAGAGGAAAAATCCGCAGTAAACGCCCGTATCAAGGAGATTGACAGCGAGATGAAACGACTGCAGGGGCGGATCGTTGCTGAAATGGGACGCACCTGTGAAGCGGCGTGCTCTGCCGGCGGTAACGATTATGTCATTACCTATAAGCCGATACGCAAACCGGACATCAGCAAGGACAATCTGTTCCGTCTTCAAGCCCAGCATCCTGATATCTACAACGATTATGTTACGGTATCGGAGAACCGGAGATTTTATGTAAAAAAGTCGCAGGAAGACAATGCGGCTTAAATTTGGAAAGGATGGTGTAAATGCAGAACGAAACGCATCAAAGAAAAAACAAAGGAGGGATGAATCTTGGGATATGTCGGAACTTATGACCGGACGATTTTCTATAATCCAGGCAATAAGTATTGCGTTATCAGCGTGAAGTCTTCCGACCAAAGCATACCGCAGAAAGCCAGAAGCGCTTATCGCCACCGGGATCAGATGATCCGGTTTATCGCCGTCGGATACGAACTTCCACAAACCGATAAGGTGAGCATGATTTTAGACGGCGAGTGGGAAAACGGAAAGCATGGTGTTCAGCTACAGGTTGAAAAGTGTGAGGAAATCGTGCCTCAGACAAAAGAAGGCGTTTATGGTTATCTTTCTTCCCGCTTAATTAAAGGCGTTGGTGAAAAAACGGCTGCGCTTATTGTAGACCGTTTCGGAGCGGACGCTTTGCGTGTTTTGGAAAAGGAACCGGAGCGCTTGCTTGAAATCAGGGGGATTACCCCCGATAAGCTGGAGGATATCAAAGAGTCCTATGCGGAAAGCCGATGTGTCAGGGATTTAGTGATCTTGCTCACGCCATTCCATATAACGCCGACTTCTGCAATGAAGATTTATGAGCATTTCGGTTCCCGCAGTGTAGATATTTTACAGAATAACCCTTATGAGCTGTGCCAGGTTTCCGGTTTCGGATTTAAGAGAGTGGATGCCATTGTCCGTAAGGGCGATACGCCGCTGAACGCTCCGATGCGGATTCACGGCGCCGTATTTGCGGCGTTGGATACTCAGCGCAACGACAAGGGGCATCTTTTTCTGGATGAAACCGCACTGTCAAAAACAGCTTTAAAGTTGCTGAATGAAGATAGTCTTCCCGAACAGGTTCATGTCGAACCCGAAGCAGTCCATTCTGTAATACAGGATATGATTATGAAGGGTGAGATTGTGTGCAGCAGTGGGAACATCTATCAGACTTGCTGCTTTGTGCAGGAGGATGAAACCGCCCGCAAGATTGCGGAAATGCTGGCAATACCGGTCGAAGCCGTAGATATTACGGCGGCACTCAGAAAAATCCGTCAGGAGATTGGCATTGTACCGTCACAGCGGCAAACCGAAGCGGTATATATGGCGTTCCGGAACAATCTGTCGATCATTACCGGCGGCCCCGGTACAGGTAAGACAACCGTGCTTCGGGCTATCATTGAAACACAAAAGTATCTTTATCCCGATTCCAAAATTCTTCTTGCCGCCCCTACCGGACGAGCAAGCCGCAGAATGGCGGAAAGTACGGGAATGGACGGAGCCAAGACGCTGCACAGCTTACTGGGTCTTCTTGGAGACAGCGAGCCGATTTATAAGGACAAGCAAAAAGAAGCACTTGACGCCAATTTGATTATTGTGGACGAAAGCTCCATGATCGATATGTGGCTGGCAAGACAGTTCTTTTGGCGTGTCCGTCCCGATACAAGAGTTGTCCTGGTTGGTGATGTGGATCAGCTACAAAGCGTAGGCGCCGGAGATGTTTTTCGGGAGCTGATTGATTGTGGTCTGATTCCGGTAACTGTGCTGGACGAAATCTTCCGTCAGAAAAAAGGCAGTTTGATTGCACGCAATGCAAAGAAAATCAACTGTGCGGAAATTGATCTGGAATACGGTGAGGACTTTCGGTTTGTAAAGTGCCAGACGCAGGAAGAAGCCGCCGATCTGATATGCCGCATATTTTGTGAACAGGTCAGGGAGCATGGAATTGAAAAGGTGCAGATACTATCCCCGTTCCGCTCCGATGGGCTTGCCTCTGTGGAGCAGTTAAACGCTGCTATCCGTGAGATGGTCAATCCTGTAAAGGACGACGCTGCCGATCTAAAAGTTGGAAGTCGTTATTTCCGTGTTGGTGATAAGGTGATGCAGACAAAAAACAATGCAAAAGCCTCTAACGGAGACATCGGATATATCCGCAGTATGGAGCGGGACAAAAAGAATGAAATGAAGGTCACAGTTGAATTTTCCGGCGACCGTACTGCCGAATACGGATTAGAGGAAATGAGCCATATGGAACTTGCTTATGCCACTACCGTACATAAGGCTATGGGATCGGAATTTGATATTGTGATCTTGCCTGTCCTCCGCAGCCACTACATTATGCTGAACCGTAACATTGTTTACACGGCGATTACCCGTGCGAAGGAGCAGGTCATTCCGGTAGGTCAGAAGAAAACGCTGATTATGGCAATTCTCAAAAAGACTACCGGAAAAAGAAACACGCTGCTTGGCGAGCGTATCGGCAAATATTTGAAAGCCTTTGCCCGCCGTGATGAATTGAAAAAGGTTAGTTGATACGGAGCAGTTTGCAGAAAAATGCAGAGTTGCTTCGTGTTTATTTTTGAAAGGAGCATTTTAGAATGAACGCAAATCAAGGTACAACAATGTATGAATCTATTCCGGTAGTATCCGAGCTGAACAAGGTGCAGGGCTTCGACCCGCTGAAATTCCTTCGCAAGACGAAGCAGGGCGGAAAGAATCTTGAATTGAAATACAAAAAGCTCTGGTTCCGCCTGAAATATCCGGCTGGCAGAATTAAACTGTCAGCGTTGAAGATTACCGATCAGCTGGCAATTATTGAAGCCTGTGTGTATTTCGACAAGAACGACACACAGCCAAAATCCAGCTTTATTTCCCAAAGGGATGCCAAAACCACCCCCGGGGGTCTGTATATCGAATATGCGCAGCATGCAGCTATCGATCAGGCTTTGTCCGACGCAGGCTTCGGCGTTCAGTTTATCCAAACAACGCCGCCTGCCGATACTGTACCGATGATTCCGACTGTTGAACGGCAGGCGGAAGCGGTAAAACCGGCACCGGTTATGAAATCAGAGCAGCAGGAAACTGCCGCAGTTCCGGTTACCAAAACTGTGGCGGAGGTCATTCCGGAGGAAATGGCAGCGGAATCGATTACCGAATCCGTTATTGAAGAAGCTGTACCCGAACAGCCGGTGGCAGACGATGCATCTACATCTTTCACTGCCGACGGTGAGCTGACGACCACCGATGAAGAAGCGGCGGAAGAGCTTCGTGAGGTATTTGGACAGACGGATGAGACCGCATCTGCGGAAGCATATACCAAGGATATGCCGGTAGAAACGATCTGTTCTATGATGACCTATGAAGAAGCCGGTAATGTGATTGTACCTGTCGGAACCTGTAAGGGCTGGACGCTCTCTCAGGTAGCCGACCGCCGTAAGGCAAGCTTGAAATGGTACATAAACGGTTACAGCGGGGATGATAACATCCTCCGCGCAGCAGCGACAGTCCTGCAAGCGGCTCTTGAAGATGAAGATCTGCAGAAGGCCAGCTAAGCTCTGCCGGTATTTTTAAAAGAAGGGGGGCTGACTATGAGCCAGACGCAGGATTTTCCGTTTGGCATAATGGATGTGGTCGAACTGCTGCATTTGCGGATAAGGCGTCCAAGCGCACAAGGCGTATATGTGAACTGTCCGCTCTGCAATGATAAGCGTGGAAAAATGCACATCAACAGCCAAAATAATACTTGGCGGTGTAACTATTGTGATGAAAGCGGCGGCATGCTGGCGCTTTATGCAAAGCTGCATCAAATCAGCAATTCCGAAGCCTATCGGGAAATCTGCGACGCAATACAAAACGGTATTTGTTTTACAGATTATTCGGTCAGTCATACTGACACACCGAAGACAGAGCCGATGGAAAATTCGCCGATGGCCGAAATCGAGGTTATACACAATACCTTTACGGCATTACTTTCCATGCTCACGCTCACAAAAGAACATCGCGAGCACCTTCACACCAAACGAGGGCTCACGGATGAACAGATTGAAGCGCTGGGGTATAAAAGCACGCCGCCCTTCTACATGTGCAAGCCGCTTACTAAGCGACTGATGGAAAAGGGCTGCACGATAGCAGGTGTTCCGGGTTTCTATGTCGGAAAAGACGGAGAATGGACCGTTCGGTTCAATTCCGTTACAGCGGGATTTCTCATTCCGGTTCGTGGAATTGACGCTCTCATACGGGGCTGTCAGATACGGCTGGATGTGCCGATGAAGAACGATGACGACGCTCCAGACAAAGATGGGGCCAAATATATCTGGCTCTCCTCCGCAGGAAAACCAAAAGGAACTTCCTCCGGAAGTCCCCTGCATTTTGTTGGAGATCCCTGCGCCGGCGTTGTGTATGTAACGGAAGGAATCTTAAAAGCTGATGTAGCTCATTGTCTTATGAACCGAACCTTTGCAGCAATGGCGGGCGCGAATAACACAGCGCAGTTGGATCCGTTTTTTGCTCTTTTGGCTCAGAATGGGACTCATACGATCATTGAAGCGCAGGATATGGATAAATACCGGAATGCAATGGTGAACAAAGGAGCATCCAAGATTTATCTGCTGGCAAAGAAACACGGTATGGAGTGTAGGCGGCTGACATGGAACCCGAATTACAAGGGTATCGACGACTGGCAGCTTGCGCTCAAACGGCAAAAAGAAGTAAAGGAGGATTGTAAAACGAATTTCAGGACAAGGTTTCTGTATGGTCTTTGTGACTTAGACAGAGTTTACGACGAAACTGCCGAATGGCACGAGTCAACTGAAACTGCATGCGAGCTTCGGGAACATCTCGGCTTTACCGAAGAGGAATATGAATTTTTCCTCAAAAACGGCGACGCTGAAATGAAGAAATATCTTCTCACGAAGCAGGCAAAGCAGAAATACCGTATTTACCAGTTGGATTTTGCAAATGGCGGCGTGATTCCGTTTGCGTTTGAAGGAATTAAAGGACTGTATGCGGCGGGATATGAACAGCCGCCGGCAAGTCTCTACTGTCAGGTATATGACGGCATACTTCTGTGTGCTGCCGATGACGGAGACGACGCCCGATTAGAGCATATATTATGCCGATACAATTGGGAACTGCCGGAAGGCTATTCCGGCAGGAATATTTCACCGTCTGATGTGATTGAGTTGTATGATGAAGATGCAAGGCGTTACTTCTATCGTGATAAGGACAAATTTGTGCCGGTGAAATTTTCGCCGATGCTGGCAAAACGGTAAGGAACACAGGCTATTACAGCCGCAAGATGAAAGGGCATGTTATGGAAAACAAATTCCGTACTGTGCCCTTTTGTATTTTACAGAGAAAAGGAGATTTTTAGAATGGGAGTTTTTTCAGAAATGAACATAGAAGGCTCTTCCGTGTCTGCGGATATGGAGCAGTTAGCCAATCTCGCTGAGCAGCGGGATGAACAACGGCAGGAGGCGGAGGCGGCAGAGGCACAGAGGGTTTTGCAGCAGATGCAGACAGCCAAAGCGGCAGAAGAAAAATCTGCGCCGTCTGAACCTACCGAGGAGGAAAAGCACCGAGCCCATGAAGAAGCTGAAGCCAAACGCAAGGCGGAATGGGAGGCTAAAAAGCGCGCTAAGGAAGAAGCGGAACAGGCGGCTTGGGAAAACGCCGTAGCCATGGACGACAATCAGCTTTTGCAGGCGTCGGTCAAACGGCTCGGTGATGATGCCGAACGCGTTACACGCCGAAATATGAAGCAATGCGTGACGGAATATATCCAAACACACTGCTATGAGGATATGGATTTTGCCCGTCAGGTAATGCATCCCCGCAAGTCGATGATCCGCTGCTTTCGGTATATCAACCGCAAGGCAAAAGAATTCGTCAGGCAGGAGATGGAAGACAACGATGAAAAGGCAACCGGCGACGGTTACGGCTGCGATGTTCCTGATGATCTGTGCTATCAGTGGGCGGTTGAATACTTCATGGATATGGAGGCCCCCGAAGATAAAACGGAGAATGACAAGGAATTTGTTCCGAAACCGTACACCGGGAAAGCTGCTCCGAAATCAAAAAAGAAGACGGAGAAGAAAAAGCTGGCATCGAAGAAGGAAACGCCAAAGCCTGCTGAGGATATGGACAATCAAATGAATATTTTTGATTTAGGAGGTGCCGCCGATGAACAAGCGTGCGCTTCGTAAATATGCCGATCCGCAGCTTCATTTTCCGAAAACCAACGGGCTGCTCTACTGTCCGCAGATCAAGTACATTATTCGTACCGCTACCAAGAATATTGACGGCACACGGACACTTGTGCTCTATCTTTATGAAACAGAAAAAGCAGCACAGGGACAATGTTCTCCGACGTTTACGGTTTTCCAGACCAAGAGTGATTTTATCACGATGAAGCACTGTGAGGACGGAAGTAAGAAATGGCTGACCTTTAACACTAATTATCTGAATCGGAACTGGCGTTTCACAGACAAATGCGATTTTTACACGGTGAAGGACGGAGAAAGGGTGAATCGCTATTGCAACGGTAGAACAGAGAATGCGTTTTTTTCTCTGAACCAATTGCAATACGGCATCAAAAAACGTAAAGAACTGGAACTCCGCCACAAAAAGGAACAGGTGATTATACAGCGAATGAAGGCCATCCCTCCTATCCCCCGCGATTTGAAGGGCTTTATCCACCGGGAAGCAACCCCGCAGTATATTTTTTACGATTACTGCAGGAGCAAGAAGCCGATGGAGGGTTACTGTACCGCATGCAGGCACACCGTTCAGGTGACCGGAGCAAAACACAATCAGCCGGACATCTGCCCGCGCTGCAAAAAGCCTGTTACCTTCAAAAGCCGTGGACGACGGGGATATATTTCCGACCGTGGCACCGCGCAGGTTATCCAGCGTCTCAGCAACAACAAGATAGTGTTACGGATATTCAAGTTCTATTACGATTACTGCCGTGAAGATGTTCCGAAGATCAGCATTTATGAAAACGCAAGAGCTTTTGTCCTATGGAACGAGGCTAAAAAAGCGGATGTCGACTGGTATTATTATTCCTATAACCGCGGAGACCTTACCCCGTGGAAAAGCGAAACCCGTCCGATACGCAGCTACTGGCTGAATAATTTTGAGGCGGATTCCTGCGGATATCTGTACACGCGCAATTTAGAGGAGGTGTTTGCCGAAACGCCGTGGAAGTATTCACAGCTGGGAGCGTTCTATCTGCACGACAGGGAGCCTATGCAGGTCATTCCGTATTTACGGGAATATCTGCGGCACCCGGCTTTGGAGTATCTGGTGAAGCTGCGGCTGTACCGCCTCGCGCAGGCGGCAGTGTATGGCGAGGACGGCGGATATGTGTTGGGAGAAAATCCGCTGAATATGGACGATCTGAACATCGGCGAAGTGCTCGGTATCGGCAAACAATACCTACCGATGATGCAGGAGGTAAATATAAACCGGGCGACTTTGGGACTTATGAAGAAATTGCTGTCGAGAGGAATTTCCGTTGACAGCCAGCTTTTGATTTGGTGTCAGGAAAACGCTATAACGGATGCGGATGAGCTGGAACGGTGTCTGAAGCATACTTCCGCTTACAAATTGATCCGCTACATGCAGGAACAAAGTCAGGATGACTGTTTCTCAGCAAGGGAGTATTACCGGTCAACATTACAATCGCTTGCGTTCGGGATTTATAAGGACTATATCCGTTTTTGCGAAGATTTGAATTACGACCTGACCGATGACTTTATCCTGTATCCGCGCCATTTGAAGGAGGCACACGACAGAGCTTCCGAGATGTTCAGCCAGCGCAAGACGGAAATCTACAATCAAAAGATTGCCGCCGAATATGCGAATCTGCTCAAACAGTATCGGATGACAAGGTATGGACTGATGATCGTACCGCCTAAAACGGCGGCTGAGATCGTAGAAGAAGGTCATACGCTGCATCATTGTGTTGGCGGTTATGTTTCGCGTGTTGTAAACAAAGAATGTGTGATCCTGTTTCTTCGTAAGAAGGAGGAGCCGGATAAGCCATTCTATACCATTGAAGTGAAGGACGGCGAAGTGCAGCAGATACGAGGCTATGACAACTGTGATCCTCCGCCAAAGGTGGAGGCCTATATGAAAATATGGGAAAATAAAAAGCTTTTGCCTGCCGCCGCTATGCAGCAGGCCGCGTAAGAAAGGATAGTGCAGCATGACAAATATTAAAATAGCAAGAATCAAGGAATTGACAAAGCAGCTTAATCGATACCGTGATGAGTATTACAATAAAAACGCGCCTTCGGTATCAGATGCCGCTTATGACCGGCTCTTTGACGAACTGGTAAACCTTGAAGAAGAAACGAGCGTTGTGATGACAAATTCCCCGACGCAGACAGTCGGATATCCGATTGCCTCCGGTCTGTCGGAAGCGAGGCATAATGTTCCTCTGTTATCATTGGATAAAACCAAGCTGATACCGGAACTACTGGCTTTCCAAAATGGGCGCAGAGTGAATCTATCGCTGAAGTTGGATGGGCTGACTACTGAAGTCATTTACGAGGGAGGCAGACTGCAAAGGCTGTCTACCCGTGGAGACGGTGAAATCGGTGAGGACATTACCCACAACGCAGCGGCGATTGAAGGAATACCGTTACAGATTCCATATATGGAACGACTGGTTATAGCGGGAGAAAGCTTTATTCGCAACAGTGATTTTGAGCGGCTTAGCAAAGTGCTGGTTGACAGCACAGGCAAGCCATATAAGAACAGCCGAAATCTTGCCGCTGGCTCCGTCCGTGCTTACAACTCTTCGGTATGTGCACAGCGATGCGTACATTTTCTGCCCTTTGCAGTAACCGAGGGATTACCGGAGATTGAAGCGGAAACCGACAGCAAACGGGTAAAGCTGATTAAGCTCACCGAGTTTGGATTTGGAAAAGTACGGACGATTCAGTTCGATTCTGCCAATGAGGATATGATGGAACTGCACATCAAGGTGCTGACAGACAAGGCAAAGGAAGACGATCTTCCGATTGACGGTCTGGTACTATCTTATGATTCCATTGCCCATTCCCGCACCTGCGGACGGACAGGACATCATTTCAAGGATGGTCTTGCTTTTAAGTTTGAAGACGATCAGTTTGAAACAAGGCTCGACCACATTGAATGGACGCCCTCCCGTACTGGCGAGATTACGCCTGTGGCTGTATTTGACACGGTGGAGATCGACGGCTGCGAGGTGTCCAGAGCGAGCCTTCATAATCTATCCTTTGTTGAAGATTTGGAGCTGATGCCGGGCAACCGCATCCTTGTGAGCAAGCGGAATATGATTATCCCGCATATAGAGGACAATCTTGAACGTGGCGGATTCTATATGGAGGCACTGATTCCAAAGCAGTGTTCCTGCTGCGGAGAGCCGACGAGGATACATACCACGGCAAATTGCAAAACACTGTTCTGCGATAATCCGGATTGCGATATGCGGAATCTTCGCCGCTTTGCTCATTTTGTCAGCAAAAAGGCGATGGATATTGAAGGATTGTCTGAGACAACACTGGAACGCTTTATCGGGCGCGGATGGCTGCATGATTTTACAGACCTGTATCGGCTGGACGAACACCGTGATGAAATCGTTCGTATGGACGGCTTCGGTGAGAAGTCCTGGCAGCGGTTATGGAATGCGATTCAGACAAGCCGGAATACGACCTTTGAGCGTTACCTGATTGCAATGGATATTCCGATGATCGGCAATACCGCCAGTGCTGCTTTGGGACGCTGCTTTGATTGGAGCCTCAGAGCCTTTGAGGTAGCGGTAGATAACGGATATGATTTTACGCAGCTTCCCGATTTTGGGGAAACGCTGCATAACAACATTCACGAATGGTTTAGTATTGAAGAAAACAGACTTTTATGGGAGGAATTAAAACCTATGGTAAACATTGAAAAGAAAGAAATGAACGCAGTTTCGGCACAGGACAATCCATTTGTCGGACTCACTATCGTTGTCACGGGTAAGGTGGAGCCTTATACCCGCGACGGCATCAATGCGAAGATCGTATCTTTGGGTGCAAAGGCAGGCAGTTCGGTATCCAAGAACACGGATTATCTGATCTGCGGCGAAAATGCCGGGAGTAAATTAGCCAAGGCACAGTCTTTGGGCGTAACAGTCCTCTCTCCTGCGGAGTTTTTCCGTATGGCGGGAGAATGAAAGGAGCAATGATATGGAATACAGCCAACAGGAACAGAAGGAAATTTTAGCGATTGCTAATCTTATTTGCGATTTCAACATGCGTAAAGGCAGCGTTGGTAATCGTGATCGCTTTCTTCCCTATGCTTCTGAGGTTGCGTTTGCGATTTATGATGCGGGCTATCGTAAGGTAGAAACCCCTAAAGAGTAAACCGCTGCACATATGTTAAAACGGAGGGAGAAGGCTTTTGTCTTCTCCCTCTGATATTTCAGGAGGAAATCAGTTGTATGAAACGAAAAATATTCGCACTACTTGAAGTGGACGATGATACGGCTTTCCAAAAAATTGACGATGGTCCAGTCCCGTATCTTGATAAAGAAATGGAACGGCTGGAGCAAAGTCAAATTTTTTTAAAGGACGCCTTTATAGCTGACGAGGATGAAGATGACACGGAACAGGCATATCTGAATTATCTTGCAGTATGGGTGTTTGATCATTTGTACGACGAGATGTACGAAGATGAACCCGCAGGTTTCCGTGAATGGAAACGGCAAAATACATTCGTATAGAAAGGAATGAATCAAATGGAAGAATTAAAACAAGCATTTTACGAGGTTATGTATAAGTATGAGAAATCCTTCGGGGAAACAGGTGTTATGGCAAATCTGAACGAGTGGGCGAAAAACAAAGCCTTTCTTTTGGAGTTGCTTCGCCAGCATCCGAACTGGGATGAAAAGGCAAAAGCCGTCATCTTTCACTATGACGAGGGACGCAGCATCGAGCCGGACACCATCGACGAGGTGGCGTTTACCTTAGAGGACATTGCAATGAAGCAAATTTTTGAGGAACAGGATAAGGAGAATTTCCGGACTGCACTCCGAGCGGCTGTCATTGAACACAACAGTACGCTGTCGGAGGAAGCGTTGGAGATTATCCGAGGTCGCGGCGGCATCAAATGCGCCATCGGACAAAAGACAAGCCGCATTATCGGCAAGCTGTGTCGTCAGTTTCATGTGGACGGGCATAGCCGGTACAATACCGTATTTGCCCAATTATCCGATGCGCTCAATCCGATGCAAATGCCCAAGACGGCGTTGCTGTCGGTGCATCCCTGTGATTTTCTGGAAATGTCAAACAGGGACAACACCTGGATTTCCTGTCACAATCTTGTGAATGGATCTTATCAGGCAGGCGCCCTGTCCTATATGACGGATGAAGTCAGCATGATTTTCTATACGGTAGACCCGGAAGTAACGGAGAATTTCTATCGTGTACCAAGACGGTCAAGGCAGATGTTTTTTTATAAGGACAATATGCTGTATCAGTCAAGACTGTATCCTGCGGACTCATTCGAGCCGATGGATCAGTACCGGAATCTGGTGCAGAAAGCGATTGCCCTTTGTCTCGGTCAGCCGAATTTATGGAAGCTGATCACCAAAAGAGACGAACTTGACGATTATTGTGAGTCAGCCGAGGGAAGCCGCCAATATCCTGATTATGACTATCACGGAAATGTGTCGCTCCTAAAAGCAGCCGATCACTACGGACACTTCATTATCGGTGCGCCGTCCTTATGTGTATGCTGCGGTCAGCCGTTCAAAAGCGGCAGGCTCAAATGCAGTTGTCCGGAAACTGTTGTTTGCAAGGACTGCGGGCAAACTGTTGACAAGAACAAAGCAAGGTACATAGAAGACGCTTATCACTGCAATGCCTGTCTGCATATCTGCGCGGTATGCGGCACTATAATCCACGGTACGATGTACCCAGCCTATGACCGCCGCGGACATTTGGTGGAGATCTGCCAAAGCTGCTATGAGGCATCTTTGGAGCCGTGTGCGGCCTGCAGTGTACGCAATGTCTGTCAGATCATCGGGAATCAGCTCTGTCAGAGAGTGGCTGTTTCCGTACAGACAGGAGGTGCGGCAGCATGACTTTTGAAGAGATCCTGCGTATGCGGCAAAAGGAACTGAAGCACTTTCTGGCAGCATGCCTGAAAGAACAAGGGTATTTGGTTGAACGGCAAAAGGGATTCCTTTATGCAAGGGGCGAAATTCCTGTTTTACTGGTTGCTCATTTGGATACGGTGCATCAGGAAAAGCCGAGCATCATCTGCCGTTCCGAAGACAGACGGTATATGATGTCTCCCCAGGGGATCGGCGGCGATGACCGGTGCGGCGTATATATGATCCTGCAAATTTTAAAGGAAGTACGGTGCCATGTGTTGTTCTGTGAGGACGAAGAAACCGGCGGTAGAGGCGCGAGAGCGTTTGCCGGAAGCGGAATCACGGTTGATGTAAACTACATTGTCGAGATGGATCGCCGGGGCAATAACGACGCGGTGTTTTACAGCTGCGACAATCCGGAGTTTACGGAATTTGTCTGCTCCTTCGGTTTTGAAGAAGCAGGCGGCTCCTTCAGCGATATATCCGTGATTGCACCGTATCTGAAAACGGCAGCCGTCAACATCAGTGCCGGCTACTACAACGAGCACCGGCAGCATGAGATGATCGATTGCAAGGCAATGGAGAATAATATTGAGCGAATCACACAAATGGTGCGGATTCAGACAATAAAATATCCGTATATAAAACGCCGGTACTTTACTCAACGTTCGTTATCTCGACAGCAAACGCTGTTTGATTTTGAATACAGTGAAATGGAAAAAGAAAAGCTCCTGATGGAACTTCCTGATGGAACCAGACTGATGCTGAACGGATACCAAATTATGCCAGCTTGTGCTTACTTAATGGATAGGGACGGCAATGTGTATGCCGATGTACCGGAGCTTCATGCAGCGGTCTTATCGGAATATTCCGTTGCCTGCGATGAAAATGGAGAGATCATTTCTTTTTCAGTGTACGACGCCAAACGGATGAAAGTAATCTCAATGGAGTCAGCGATGGAACAGTTAGCAATGGATATGTGCGGGTAAATAAATATCGGCACGAGTAAAAATCAAAAGGGATGTCGATTTATCAATCGGCCTCCCTTTTTTCTATATACTGTTGAAATAACACGCATTAAAGTCGTAATAAGTAAGTATAAAACTAAATTTAAAGGAGAAATCACTATGTTAATTGCAATCGACCACGGAAACAAACAAATTAAAACCGCCCATAAAACCTTTTCCTCCGGTTTATGTGAGAGCAACACCCGCCCGCCCTTCGGAGAAAATGTACTGTATTATAACGGAAAATATTATACTCTCTCTGAACAGCGTATTCCGTACATGCGGGACAAAACAAAGGACGAGCGTTTCTTTGTTTTGACGCTCTTCGCTATCGCATTTGAATTGAGAGAACAGGGATACGCTGCTGAAGAAATTGCTGACATTCATCTCAGCATCGGTTTGCCTCCCGCCCATTACGGAACACAGTATGATCGCTTTGAAAAGTATTTTCTAAATCGGGATATTATAGACTTTCAAATGGACGGCAAACTGTACTCTATCTATATCTCTAAGGCGGTGTGTTTCCCACAGGCCTATGCCGCTGCTATCCTGGTATATCAGAAGATACGGCAGTATCCGAAAACAACGATTATAGACATCGGCGGATTTACGGCAGATTATTTGATTATGAAAAACGGCGAGCCGGATCTGGCAGCGTGCGATTCTTTGGAAAATGGAGTTATCACGTTGTATAACCGTATCAAGGCAAAAGTCAACGCCGACCTGGATATGCTATTGGATGAGTCGGATATTGACGCTGTATTAAAAGAACAAGATACCGAGTATCACGATACCGTTATCCACATCATCAACGAACAGGCGCAGGCATTCATTGACGACCTTTTCGGTAAACTGCGTGAGCGTATGATCGATCTGCGTTCCGGTAAAACCGTATTTGTGGGCGGCGGATCTATCTTGCTGAAAAAGCAGATCGAGAACTCCGGGAAAGTCGGCTCTGCTATCTTTGTGGAGAGCATTTCGGCAAATACCCGCGGATATGAACTGTTGTATCAGGCTTCCTGCGGCGGTGACCGGTAATGGCAAAGAAGGAAAACAATAAATTCACTATTCAGTTCAATCCGGCAGATCCGCAGCACGCACAGACAATTGCCATACTCAATCAGCAAGGCCGGCGTAAGGCACAGTTTATTACCAATGCCGTGATGCATTATCTGCATTGCGTCAATACGCCGGAAATACCCCAGGCGGCTCTGGTAGATACTGCTACCATTGAAATTATTGTGCGGCGTATTATGGAGGAGCAGAGTAAATCTTTACCTGCTCCCAAAGAATGTATGAAAGAATCGTCTAAGCGGATTATATCGAAAACAGAAAGCATTCGCTATGATGAGGCAACTGAGTTACTTGGAGAAGACGGTGTTGCAACGATTGCAAATACGATGGCAATGTTTAGGAATATCAATATTCCATAAATTCAGTATCATAGATCCACTAAAATCAGGAATATCATTTGTAACAAAATGATGCGAAGGCACTTTTCAAAAACAATTGAAATACATTCACTGGTTTTCTATTCCAAGCCTTCGTTTCAACAACATTTCAAATCCGTCTTTTTCCTTGCTATGTAAATTTTCAATACTTTTTTATTGTTAAAAATAGTAGTTATAAATTGCCAAAAATATATCTATATAAATATAAAGTGTTGAATTAAGGAGAAAAATATGATATAATGAAACAATTAAAAAAAGTTTGTTGAATTGGGGAGTCATAAATAATGCAGGTCAGCTATAAAAAACTGTGGAAGCTCTTAATCGACAAAGACATGAAAAAGAAGGATCTAATGTCACAGGCGTCAATTAGTTCCTTTACGATAAGGAAACTGAATCGTGGTGAAAATGTAACCGTGGATATTCTTGGTCGCATCTGCAAGGTTCTGGATTGTACGCTGAACGATATTTGCGAATTTGTTGACACAGACGATGAATAAAGCAAATAATCCGAAAGGAAAGAAAACCTATGCTGCAAACTCCGTTTCATGCTTACTATACGGCGAGACTTCTGGAAAATCTGCCGAATGAAGATAAACTTGTTCCCGTCTTCGCTTCTTCCGATATTCAAATCTATCCGTTTCAAGTTGCAGCCGCAAGCTTTGCCATGCGTTCTCCCTACCAAAAGGGAGTCATTCTGTGTGATGAAGCGGGAATGGGAAAGACACATGAAGCTATGCTTGTTGTCGTGCAAAAGTGGCTGGAAGGAACAAATCGTATTCTGATTGCCGTTCCTAACGCTGATCTACTTATGCAGTGGATTGGTACGATTGATCGTTGCTATACGATCCCCTATATCGTACTGACAAACCGTGAGGAGTGGGAACAGAACATCTCTGATGAAAGCTCGAACGCATTTGAGCAAGATGCAGTTATTCTCACCACCTATGATTTTTTAGCGGATCAACAAATAGCAGCAAAGGAAATCAAATGGTCTTTGACTGTGTTTGAAGAAGCCAGCGCTTTATCTTCTGTCTGTAATGAGGACAGCAAGCAGGCTAAAATCCTCAAAGAAATCGTAAAAGATTCCTTCAAAATCCTGCTGACTGGAACGCCTATTGAGAAGAATATCATGGACTTGTACGGTCTTATGTATTTCATTGATGAAACCGTTTTGCCAGACGCAGAAACCTATAAGAAACGATATTTGAGTAAGCCAGAAAATTATCCAGAACTGGCAGAACGGGTCAGTAAATACTGCTTTCGCACCCTGCGCGCACAGGCAAAGCAGTACGCCAAAATTCCAGAAAGAATTCATATAACCTATGAATATGATGTGTCGTCCAAAGAACGCGAATTATCTGAAATGGTTTTGGCATATGCAAACAAAACTGACAGGATTGCTATGCCTGAATTAGACAATTATAGGTCAACCTTAAAATTGCTTGGATATTCAGGCTCATCTACAGTAGCAGTTTTGCATACAATCAAACGCGAAATTAAGCAAATCCAAAATATGGAGGGTGCTGAGTCTGAAGTAGTAGAATTACGGAAGATGGTTGATGTTGCAGAAAGCATAACCATAGATAACAAAGCCAAGATGCTTTTGTTAGCACTGCGCAAACTGCTTCCCATTCTGAAAAAGTTTGGTGCTAATAAGAAAGCCTTGATTTTTACCGAAAGCGTGGAAACGCAGAAATATCTGTACAATTTGCTGAAAGAGAAATATAAAACACAGATTTATAACGGCTCTGCCGATTACTCCGCAATCAAACAATTTAAAGAACACAGTCATATCCTCCTCTCTACCGATATCGGTGCAAGAGGCTTTGACTTACAGGAATCCGCCCTCGTGATCAATTACGACCTGCCGTATAACACACTGAAAATGGAGCAGCGAATTGACCGCTGCCACAGGCTGGATCAGCAAAATGATGTGCTTGTGCTGACTTTTATTGATAAAAACAATTATGCAGATGTGCGAAAACTTCAACTTGTAAACAAACGCCATATTCTTGCAGACGGCGTGTTCGGCTTGTCCGATGCAGTCCTTGGCGGATTTACCGACGATCTGAACGCCGCTATCAGCGAATTTACAGAAAAGGCACGGACAAAAGAACAAATACAAACCGATTACTTGACTACACTTGACGCCCATGAGGAAGAAAACCGGCAGCTTGTGTCTGAAACTGAAAACATCCTGTTTACTACTTTTACGAGGGAACTTGCAGGCAAAGTGAAAGTCACACCAAAATACGTAGAGGAAAAAGCAAAAGAATACAACGCACAGCTTTGGAAAATAGTAAAATCTTTTTTTGAACAATACAATGCCACCCATTCAGATTGTTATTATGAGATCAACGATACTGAACAAACGATAACCGCAACAAATTATACGGAACTTCCTATGCTGTTTTACTATTGGTCGAACGGCGGCAGCAGGCAGTATAAAAGCCAAAAGAAATACGGAATGGCTTCCGATTTCAAGCCGAAATACGGACGGATCACCCTTTCGAGCATATTAGGGCGCGGAATTTTACACCACCTTGAATGTGCCGATGAGGGGATAATAGCGGTGGACGCAGATATACCATCCTGCCAAATTGCACTTTATGCAGTTGAGATTAAGCCAAGCTATAAGGAATATACCGTCTTGATCGGCAAAACCGATACAGGCGAAATGCTGCCGGAGGATGAATGCCGGAGAATTCTCACCCTTCCTGTTATCAGCTACACAGAGGGCGAACACAAAACTGTTCACTGGCTTAAAGGGATAGCAGGGAGCAGCCGCCATGAGCTTGACCGCTGTGTCAATACGGACGAGCTTTTGCAAAAGGAAGCGGAGCAGCTCACTCCTTTGCAGGCTGAGGAAGTGGATCGCATGAAGCTCCAAACAGCCAAAAGCAAATCTGCTTTGTGCCATGCAGTGGATGCATTAGAAAAGCAGGTTAAGACAGTAGAATCCGAGCTTGCCGGAACCGATGACAGACTGCTCCGGCTGAAGCTGCAAAAGCAGATCAACACGATGCAGAAAGAATTTATGCAGAAGCAGGAAACACAGTTTTTTGAGGAAATGCAGCTTGATTTGAAGCTG